TACGTTCGATAATTTGTTGGTATTGTTCTAAATCCCACCAGTGGGAAAAGAACACAAGGATATTTCCACCGTCTTGTAAATTAAGCCCGTGGCCTGCACTTGCAGGATGAGCAAATAACACAGGGATTTTGCCCGCGTTCCAATCGTGAATCGTTTGCGGGTCTTTATCTAAATGGCGACCTTTTGGGAATGCTTTTAATAAACGCTCAAGGTCGCTTTTAAAATGGTATGCAACCAACACAGGCATGCCCGCAGCTTCTTCAATTACTGATTCAAGCGCCTGAATTTTTAAATCATGGATAGGGTGCCAAGTGCCGTTTTCATCGGTGTAAATAGAACCGCTTGCAATCTGCAAACACTTCATTGTTTTTGACGCTGCGTTGAATGCTTCGACTTCAACAGTTTCAGCTAGTTCAATGAACATTTCCTTTTCCATTTCTTCATAGGTCTTACGGGCTTTGCCTGTAAGCTCTACTTCGATGGGGTAAACGATCGGCTCTTTAATATCGAAGTAGTCTTTAGCTTCAATGCTCAAGCACACGTCTTTAATTCGCGCTTGAATTTCGCCTTGACTATGATCGAATGGAACAAGGTTAACGGCGTTACGATCGTCACCAACTACAACCTTTTGAAACCAACGATCTGTAAAAGCGCTGAAACTGGTGCCTAATCTTTGACCACGATCAATGAACCATATTTGGCCCCAAAGGTCTTTAAGCCCATTGGGTGCAGGCGTTCCCGTCAATTCAATGAATCGTTTGACTCGAGTATGAGCAACTTTACCTAAGGCACGTGCGCGCACTGAACCTTGTCGTAAACGAAAACCTTTTAGCTTTGTGCTTTCATCAGCGACCACTTTTGTAAAAGGCCATTTGCTGCCTAGAAAATCAATTAACCATGGTAGATTTTCATAGTTAATTGCGTACGCATTTGCTTTTTGTTTTAAAGCACGTACACGGTCTTCAGGTGAACCAACTACCGCCACAACTTTATAATCTTGCAGGTGTTCCCATTTCTTAGCTTCATCGGGCCATGTAGTTGCAGCAACTCGCAAAGGGGCGACTACAAGAGTCGGCCCCGGCTCAAACAATTCAAGAATTTCTAAAGCGGTGAGGGTAGAAAGAGTTTTGCCAAGTCCCATGCCCGCAAACACTGCACAACGTTCATTATCAAGAATGTGGTTGATAATGTCGTATTGGTATGGTTTAAAAACGACTTTAAGAGGCATTTTTTCTTGCCTCCAACATTTTTGGTAAATGATGTTTTATGTGGTCGCTTTGAGCCATAACTTCTAAATTCTCAGGTCGATTATCAAATTTGTTACCATTGATGTGGTGGACGATTTCACCTCTTGCTAAGGGTCTACCTATTTTCTTTTCTGCAACAACTCTGTGTTCATGACGTTGTCTAAATTTGCGATAGGCCCTATTTTGTCCAGTTCCTCTGAGCGCGGAGCCATCGTTCATTCGCCCACGGCGGGATTGTTCTTCAGACGAAAACATCCGAGTGTGATGCCCGTGCTTGTAAGTATATGAAGTCATTTCACCACAACCGCATGCACATGGCTTTTGCTTTTCTAACTGCTTGATGGTGTGATAGTGCTTATTGCAGACACCTTTGCATCTAATCGGGTTATTACAATTCTCAAATGAACAAATTTTCTCTGTCATCTTAGTAACTCCTCAATTCGCTCTATGCTGTCTATAACTTCAACTCGTTGGCCCATCTTGCGCATGCGTTCATGTTCACGTGCTTGGGCTGCGGTTGGTTTTTCCTTTGGTGCCTTTAGCTCTGCCCAAAAGGTATTGTCTGGTAGCATTACCAGACGGTCGGGGGCAGAGTTACGGCTAATCCATTTAACCTTGCGGACTTCACCTCCTAGGGCTTTGACCTTGTCCACAAGATATTTTTCAATTACTGATTCGCGCATGTTTATGCCCGTAAAGGCATAAGCACCGCACGCACGTTTTTAATTTCTGTACTTAAAAAATCAATATGTGCAGCGCTTGAAGGTCCGACTGTTGGAGTTACCTTGACTTGTGGTACTAAACTTTTATCACCAAGGGTTTTAGCAATTTTTTGGAAATCAACTAAGTATTTCCAATCGAAAGTAGGGTATTCACCTTTATACTCATCGCCTTTTTCTTTAGGGATAACACGTTGCCACGCGGGATATTTATTATCGAAGGCTCTAAAACGTTCGCTTATGTCTGTGCCTAATACTTCCAAAGTACCGTCAGGCCCATCTAAGGTTACTTTTACTAATTTTTTAAGGTCTTTAATTCCTGTAGCTTTCTTTGCAAGAAATTCAATCGCATCACGTGGAATAATGACTTGTTGTAGTTTGGCGTCTAACCCTTCAACTTCTGCGTAAAACATTCTGTGACCATCAGTTGATACAACGTGTCCTTGGTCAATAGCTACGCCTTGTAGGTAGTGGCGCACATCTTTTTTAGCTGAGCAGATAACAGCGGCTTTCAAAGTTGCCAAAGGTATTGAAAATTTAATCATGGTGTTAATCCTTCTTATAGCGATATGACTCAAAGCCCGCTGCCGCTAAAGGCAAATCAAGTGCCCATTCGGGATTGGTAGCAAGCAGGCTTGATAAATGTTCATGGTTGTATTCCGGTACGTCATCGGCTTCTGTAATCACTTCATCGTGTACAGTTAAAGCGATTTCGTAACCTGAACTGTCGATTAATGGCATGTTGTGTCCGAGAACATCACGGGCAACTGCTTGCGTAATGTTCTCGGCAAACTTGCCGCCATAGGTGTAAAGGCGTTCCCATTTACGTGTGTACTGGTTATTGCCCATGTAAGAAATTCTGTTGTCGTCCGCTTTTGCGCCCGGATAACAAAGGAAACGACCGCTTGGCAATTTGATGTAAAGCCAAGAGCCTTTTTTAATGAAAATTACTTTGCGACATGGAAAGGGCTTATCGGGGTTGTTAATGGCATTAATTGCTGCCACGCGAAGCTCATTCCACCATGCAGAAATATTTGGATGTGCGTAACGCCATGAGCGTTTGAATGAATCGCACACTAACCATGTATTTTTCTTTAAACCGAAAGTGGTGCGCTTTTCTTTCTTGTGCCATTCCCAAGCGCGGATTGCTTCGTTCATTATGCTTGGGTCAATGCTGTCAAAAGCCTGAGCCGCCATATCGTCAAGGTCTAAGCCGTATGCAGCTGCGAATGTTAAAAATGAACCTACACCGCCTTCATAACCTAAAGCTAATTCTTGAACCTTACCGACTTGGCGTTGTTCTTTGTCTACATCTTCAGGCGATACGCCAAACGATTTTGCATAAGCCAACTTATAAAGGTCGTGGCCTTTGCCCGCATCGAAATCATAGAATGCTTTAATTTTCCATGTTTCACCTGCAAGCCAAGCTAATGCACGACCTTCAATGTTTGATAGATCGGCTACAACTAGCTTTTTGCCTTCTGGCGCACAAATACAACCACGGATTGCTGAACTTGTTAGTTCCATGACATTTTCATAGAACATATCCGCACAGCCGATTTTTAAAGTCTCAATACCTTGGTCGATTACGTCTTGTTTGAGCGTAGGGCGCGGCAAGTTTTGCGGTTGGAATAATCGGCCCGCCCATCGTCCTGTGCGTGATGCCCCATTGAACTGTAAAGTTCCACGTAGGCGACCATCTGAGCTAACACCTTTAGCAAGTGCAAAATATTTTGCTGTACTGGTGGTTGATGCCTGTAAACGGATGGCAAGCAATTCGCGCACTGCAAGCGGCAAAGCGTCATCATTAATACGGCGCTCTAAAGTTGATTTCTGCATATCTGGCAGTGAAACACCATGCGCTTCAAGAATATGCTTAAGCATTGCATCGCGTTGGGTAGCCGCTTGCACTTCACCATCTGTTAATGCAACCGTGCGTTTTGCCAACCCTTTTTGCGCTTTGTCTACCGCTTCAATTGCAGATTCAACAAGCTCAAGATCAATGCAAACACCGCGGTCATTAATTTTTTGGTCCAGATGCCAAAGTGCTAATTCAGCTCCACGA